ATAAGTGGCCCGGTTTTTTGTGGGCGATCTCCCGGAACGTGGCTCTTGTCCTACTTTTCCCCCCCTTGTCCGATAAATGGCCCGGACTCCCTGGGAAGAGCCGGCTTACAAGCAGTTCCGCCGCGATCTTCAGGTCTCGCCGAAAGTCTGTGCCCGCTGCCACCGCGAACGGGCCGTCGAACCCGACCATGAACCGCCCGTAGCACTCCACGACCATCAGGAAGGGTCGGGCTGCTGCCGGCTGATCCCGGCCTGCCGGGCCTGTAACCGGCGGGGCGGTCAGCTGGTGCAGCGGGGCCGCTGGTGGCCGGGCGCCGATGTGGCCGTATCCGAACCGGATCCCGAACGCGACGGTCTCGACCCGAAGGATCGCCGCTGGCGGGTGGCCTGGCTGGACGGGCTGCGCACACCGCCACCGGACGCCACCTGGCCGCGGTTGATGACGGTGCCCCACCCGGCCGCGGTGGGGTCGCTCGGCCCCGAGTTCTGGCGGTTCGCCGAGACCCGCTCGGGACGGCCGTTGCGCTGGTGGCAGCAGCTGGCCACCTGCCGCCTGCTTGAGGTCGACGTCGACGGGCGGCTGGTGTGGCCGGGCGCGCTCCTGTCCATGGCCCGCCAGCTCGGCAAGAGCTGGCTGCTCCGCGAGCTGTGCTTGTGGCGTATCCAGCAGGGCGGCCGGTTCGGCGAACCGCAGGATGTGATGCACACCGGGAAGGATCTGGCCGTGTGCAAGGAGGTGCAACGCCCGGCCCGGATCTGGGCCAAAGCCCGCCCCGAGGTGTTCAAGGTGCGCGAGGTGAACGGCCAGGAGGAGATCGAACTGTTGGCCGACGGGTCCCGCTGGATGCTCCGAGCGAAGGAGGCCACCTACGGCTATTCGGTGTCGATGGCCGCCGCCGACGAGGCCTGGAAGGTCCGCGAATCGTCGATCGAGGAGGGGTTGGCGCCGACCATGGTGGAACGGGTCTCGCCGCAGTTGTTGCTGGTGTCGACCGCCCACCGGTCGGCCACCAGTCTGATGTTGGGTCGCCGCCAGGCCGCCCTCGCCGAACTCGAATCCGGTGACGGGGATCTGCTGATCGAATGGTCCGCCCCCCAGGGCGCCGACCTGGAGGATCGGGACGGGTGGCGGCTGGCGTCACCGCACTGGACGCCGGCCCGGGAACGCCTGATCGAACGCCAACTGGCGAAGATGGCGGCCGGCGAGGTCGACGACCCGGACGAACCGGACCCGGTCCAATCCTTCCGTGCCCAATGGTTGAACCAGTGGCCGCGCCGGCCGGCGCCGACCGGGAACACCGAACCGCTCCTGGCGGTCGGCGTGTGGGCCGCCCTGCTCGAACCCGGGGCGAGCTCGGCCGGGCCGATCTGGGTGGCCGTTGAGGACGACGCCGGACTGGGCGCCGCAGTCGTGGCGGTCGGCCGCTGCGGTGACGGCCGCCTGGAGGTGGACGGCTGGTTGCGGGCCGACTGGGCTAGCGCCATGGCCGACATCGCCGGTTTGGGCCGGGTCCGCCAGATTCGTAGCCTCCAGGTGGGTGCCAGTCTCCTCGACCGGGTTCCTGTCGGCCTGGGTGTCGCTGCCCGGCCGGCGACCGGGGTGCAAACCCGGACCGGTCTGGCCGTCCTGCGCGACGTGTGCCAGTCGGGCGGCCTGGTCCATGACGTGACCCCGGACCTGGACGCCGCCCTCGGGGTGTGCCGGGTGCGGGAGGCGGCGTCGGGGCTGATCCTGGCCCAGGTCGGCCCCATCCACCTGATCAAAGCGCTGGTGTGGGCTACCGCAGCGGCGGCCCGGCCGGCGAAAGTCCCGGCCGTCCACTGATCCTTACCGGCCGGTAACCGGTGGTGTCATACTGACTGCCGATGGTCTTTAAACGGTCGATCCGTCCCGATGACAGCGGGACGGTGACACCGGCGACGCCGCCCGGGATCACCATCGAGGGTGACGTCCCGCCCGGCGGACCCTTACCGCGGGTCCTGCCGTCACCGTGGGCGGGTTGGCCTCCCGACTGGCAAACCCCCTACTGGGGTTCCTGGCCGCTGGCGGCTCTCACGGATACGGCCTGGACGTGCATCGACCTCAACGCCTCGGTGCTGGCGTCGATGCCCCCGTACCTGGTGGACGCCGCCCCCAGCCTGTCCGCCGACTGGGTCACCAACCCCGACCCCGACGTCTATACGTCATGGGACGAGTTCGCCAAACAAATGTTCTGGGACTATCAGGCGGCCGGCGAGACGTTCATCATTTGCACCGCCCGCTATGCCACCGGCTGGCCGGCCCGGTTCCATGTGGTACCACCGTGGGCGGTCACCGTCGACCTGGTCGACGGCCGGCGCACCTACCAGATCGGCTCGGCCCAGGTTCCCGACGGCGACCTGCTGCACATCCGGTATTCGGGGTCGACGATCAGCATGCACGGTATCGGCCCCCTGGAGGTCGGGGCGCCCCGCCTGGTCGCCGCCAGCGTGCTCGCCCAGTACGGGTTCCAGGTGGCCGCCAACGGCGGTGTCCTGTCGTCCATCCTGACCCACCCCGACGAGCTGACCGCGGAGCAGGCCGCCGCCCTGCAAGCCCAATGGATCGCGGCGAGGACCGCGAACCTGGGCGCCCCGGCCGTCCTGTCCGGCGGGGTCACCTGGCAGTCAGTCCAGCTCGACCCCGAACAGATGGCGCTCGTCGACCTGTCCCGCTGGAACGAATCCCGTATCGCCGTCCTTTTGGGCGTGCCGCCCACCCTGGTCGGCCTGCCCTCCGGCGGCGATCCGATGACCTACAAGAACGTGACCATGCTGTTCGACTACCACTGGCGGGCCGGGCTACGACCGAAAGCATCGGCGGTGATGGGCGCCCTGTCCGGCTGGGCGCTGCCCCGCGGCACCACCGTCGAACTGAACCGCGACGCCTACGTCCAGGCCGAACCGCTCGAACGAGCCCAGACCGCCCAGATCTTGAACAACATTCGCGACCCGGCCGGCAACCCGGTCCTGTCGGTCGACGAGATCCGGGCCGCCGAACGGTTCGATCAGGTCGGCACACCGTTCCACCAGGGGGTGATGGGATGAACCCGGATTGGGTGACCGAATGGGAGTTCCGGACGGCCCGGGTGGCCCGGGTGTCGTTCCCCAGGCGCACCATCCAGCTGATCGTCATGCCCTACGAATCGGAGACCATGGTCGACTATCGGGGCCGGCTGATCCGCGAGGTCGTCTCCCGCGGCGCGTTTGACGGGATCGAGGCCCGCCCCAAACGGGTGGCGTTGAACCGGGATCATGACCGGACCCGGGTGGTCGGCAAGGCCGTCGGGTTCCACCCCGAACGCCCCGAAGGCCTGGTGGCCGACTGCCAGGTGGCCCGCACCGACCTGGGCGACGAAACCCTGCAGCTCGCCCAGGAAGGCCTGCTGGACGCGTCGGCCGGGTTCGCCCCCTACCCCGACGGCGAAGTCTGGGAGTCGCATTCATCGCGGCGGATCACCAAAGCCTGGCTGGACCATATCGCCATGACCCCCGACCCGGCCTACCCCGACGCCAAGGTCCTGGCCGTCAGAAACCTGCCGGACAGCCCCAGCCTGCCCGCTGCCGGCCTGGCCACCCCCAACCTGGATCTGGTCCGCTCCTGGCAGCAGCAAGCCGCCTACGACCGTCTGGGCCGCGTATAGTTCGCGGCTGGTAGCCGAACTATCTCCGCCCGGGCTTGAGTTCCCGGGACCCGCCAGAGCCGGGCGTCGGGAGCCGAAGGGGAAGCACCGAACCCCACGGACGCGTGGAAGCCAACCGTTCGCGTGTTTGAAAGAGGTTCCCCTATGCCCCGTTCCACTGACCAGATGCTGGCCCGCTACGCGTCCGAGATCGACGAACGCCAACAGTTCATCGACGGCCTGGTCGAGGCGGCCACCGCCGACGGCCGCGACCTGAACACTTCCGAAATGGAGCTGGTGACCCGGGCCAACGCCCGTATCGCCGAGGTCGACGGCCAGCTCCGCCCGCTCATCGAGTCCCGCCGGGTCGGCCAGGAATCGTCGTCGCGGCTGGCCGAGATCGCCCAGTTCATCCGCGAACCGGCCGACCAGCGCCCCCAGACCGTCGAATACCGCTCGGCCGGCGAGTATGTGATCGACCAGTGGCGCTCCCAGCTCGGCGAACGTGACGCCGCCGAACGTCTCGACGTCTACCATCGGGCCGCCGCCCATCAGACCACCGCGGATAACCCGGGTCTGATCCCCACCCCCATCCTCGGCCCGGTCATCAGTTTTATCGACTCGAACCGGCCGACGGTCACCCAGCTGGGACCGAAAGCGATGCCGTCCCAGTCGTGGTCGCGGCCGAAGGTCACCCAGCACACCAGTGTGGCCGTCCAGTCGGCCGAAAAGAACGAGCTGGTCTCCCAGAAGATGACGATCACCAAACTGGCCGCCACCGCCCAAACCTACGGCGGTTATGTGAACGTCTCCCGCCAGAACGTCGACTTCTCCCAGCCCGGCGTCATGGACCTGATCATTAACGACCTGGCCGCCCAGTATGCGATCGCCACCGAGGCGGCCACCGTCTCCGCCCTCGACGCCGGCTCGACGGCCGGTATCGCCATCCCGACCGGGGCGGCCACCTCCGCGGCGGTGATGGCCAGCGTGTGGGACGCCGTCGGCAAAATCTATGCGGACACCAAAGGTGTCGGCCAGGTGTTCGCGGTGACCGGCCCGGACATGCTCCCCATCCTGGGACCGGTGTTCCCGCCCGTGAACCCGCAGAACGCCTTCTCGCAAGGCTTGTACGCCTCGTCGATGGGATCGGGGCTGGTCGGCGCCATATCCGGCATTCCCCTCTATGTGTCGCCCGCGGTGGGCGCGGCCCGGCTCCTGATCCTCTCGTCGGCCGCCGCCGAAGTGTTCGAGCAAAGGGTCGGCGCTTTGCAGGTCGTCGAACCGAGCGTGCTGGGTATCCAGGTGGCCTACGCCGGCTATTTCACACCTTTGCTGATCTCGGCCGGGTCGGTCATCAAGGTGGTTAAGACGCCGTGACCGACACCCCGGCCCAGCCGGCGATCGCCCCGACGCCGTCGGAGGAGTGGTATGCCCCCAACCAGCAGGCCGTACGCCCGGACGGGTCCGGGCCGGCCGAAGAAGGCGACGGCGGCTCCTCCCAGGACGACCCCGAACCGAAAGATTCGGACACTGGGATCGACCTGGACGTCATGACCAAAGACCAGCTGCTGGCCTACGCCCAACAGTTGGGGGTCAGCCCCGCCAACGCGGCCATGAACAAAGCCGACCTGATCGCCGGGATCGTCGCCAAACAACAGGAGGCCTGACCGCATGCCCGACCCGGAGGACCTCGACACGCTCGGCCAGATGCTGGCCCTGGGCGCCCAGTACATCGACGAGCAGGACGAACCCGACGAGCAGGCCAACATCCCGAAAATGGAACAGGTGCTGACCACGCTCGGCGAGCTGGTGGCGTTCGAGACCACCGAAACCGAACCGGCCGAACCCGACGACCAGTAGCCATGGCGTATGCGACGGTGAACGAGCTGGCCGCCGCCCTGCGGATATCCGTGACGGCGGCCAACACCGACGCCCTGCAACGCTGTCTCGACGCGGCCGCCGCCGAGATCGACCACCGCATCGACGCGCCCGCCCCCGTCGACCCGGACCCGCCGTGGGCGCCGACCGGTGACGGGCTGGCGTTAGCCAAATCCGACAACCTGAACCGGGCGTGCGAATGGTGGAAAGCCAACGATTTCACCACCCCGGGCGCGCCGCTGCGATCCCCGGGCGGCTATGTGGGCACCGTCCTGCCCCTCAAGCAGCAGTGGGGGCTGGCGTGAACAACACCGGGTTCCGCCAGGCCGTCGCCCAGGCGCTCACCACCGTCGGCGAGGTCGCGGCCGGCGACTGGCAGTTACACGCCGCGCCGCCGGATCTGGTCGACCCGCCCGCCTACGTCCTGGACTGGGCCGAACCGATGAACAGTCTGGCCTCCATGTGCACCGACACCGCCGAACTGGTCGTGGTGGCCGTCGCGGCCCGGTTCAGTGACGCGGCGGCCAACTATCCGACCGTCGAAGCCATGGTCGACGAAGCCAAACCGGTCCTCGCCGCCGCCGGGCTGCGATCCTGGCAGACCCTGCGGCCGGCGGCGTTCCCGATGGGCCAGGTCACCTATCTGGCCGCTCGTATGCACATTCGCTACCCCATCGACACCGGAGGATAAATGACCGACATCGAACCTGCCGCCGCCCAGACCGTGACCGCCCCGCCCTGGGTGCTCGTCCACCCCTACATTTCGATCGGCCCGACCGGGTCCGAGGTCGAATTCCACTGTTCGGCCACCAACCTGGTGGTAGAGGCCGCCCAGGACGAAGACAAAAAAATCTCGTTCTGCGGCGCCTATGTGACGTTCAAACCGGTCGAGTGGACCATCACGGCCACCTCGCTGATGTCCTACGGGACGGCCGGCCTTTGGAACCTCCTGCAGCCGATGATGGGAACCATCCAACCGTTCGAGGTCCGCCCCGACACCGCCACCGCCTCCCCCGACAACCCGTCCATGAAAGGTAACTGCATGGTCAAATGGGTCGACTTCATCAACGGCGCGGCCGGCGAGATCTCCGAATGTGACGTCGTCCTGGCCGTGCAGGGCGCCCCCACGTTCGCCACCGCATGAGCGGCGAAGTCCGTCTGGATACCAAAGATTTCGACCGGGGCGTACGCCAGCTGGCCGGCCGGGTCGGCTCCCAAGCCCCCAACCAGGCCCGTCTGGCCGCGCAGCGCACCGCCGAAACCGTCCGCTCCTACACCCCGGAGCGAACCGGCCGGCTCATGTCAACCATTTCGGCTGTCGCCGTCAAGGAAGGCTGGGCGGTCACCTACGGCGGCGACCTCGACTACGCCCGGCCGGTCGCTGCCAAAACCCGGAACGTAGCCCACGGCATCGCCGGCCAACCCGACCGGTATGCCCGAGCTCAACGCCAGATGACCGCCGGCGAGGTGAACCGACTGTGACCACCAAACTTCGGGTCGACCCGAACCTGCTGGACGGCCACGATCTGATCGCCATCGAGGAGACCACCGGCAAACCGTTCAACGAGGCGCTGACCACCGCGGCCGGTTTGTATGCCATGGCCTGGCGGGCCCGGCTGCGAGCCGGTGACACCGACGCCACCTATGAGAACACGCTGTCCATGCCGCTGGTCAGCTTCGATGTGGACGTGAACGACAAGGGGGAAGCGCCCGGCGACGGCAATGGCATCGGGCCGCTGTCGTCGCCAGAAACTGGACCCTCAATCCCTGTGACGTCATGACCTTCCCGGTTGGTCTGCTCGTCGAAATGGACCGGGTGTTAGCCGACGAGCAGCGTGCCATCCGGCGCGAGCAGGCCAAAGCCCGAACCCGGGGCCGGTAGCCGACCTTGGCCGGTTCCCTTGATATCGTCGTCGAGTTCCTGGCTGACGCCTCCAAACTGAAAGAGGAAACAGCCAAAGTTCAGGGCACCGGCGGGAAACTGAAAACGTGGGCGAAAGGTGTCGGCGCCGCCATCGGCGCCGCCTTCGCCGTCGACCAGATCAAAGACTGGATCGGGGCCGCCTCCGAACTGCAGGACGCCATGGGCGCCACCCAACAGATTTTTGGGGGCGCCACCAGCGAAGTGGTCAAGTTCGCCCAGGGCGCTGATAAAGGTCTGGGTCTGTCCACCCAGGCCGCTCTCGACGCGGCCGACACGTTCGCCACGTTCGGGAAGGGCGCCGGTCTGACCGGCACCAAACTGGCCGGGTTCAGCACCAAACTGGTCGGACTGGCCGGCGATCTGGCCTCGTTCCGGGGCACCTCACCCGAGCAGGCTGTCGAGGCGATCGGGGCCGCCCTCCGGGGTGAAACCGAACCGATCCGGGCTTACGGCGTCCTCCTCGATGACGCCACCCTGCGCCAGCAGGCCCTGTCCATGGGGTTGATAAAAACCACCAAAGAGGCGTTGACACCGCAACAGAGAGTGCTGGCCGCCCAGGCCCAACTGTTCAAACAGACCGGCGACGCCCAGGGCGACTTTCAACGCACATCGAACTCGGCCGCCAACCAGCAGAAAATGTTGGCCGCCGAAATGGAAAACACCAAAGCCGCGCTGGGAACAGCCCTGCTGCCGGCCCTGGCATTGATCCTGCCACCATTGCAGGCCCTGGTTGGGTTCATCAAAGACAACGCCAACTGGCTGGTCCCCCTGACCGCGGCCGTCATCGCCGTAACCGCCGCTATCTGGTTGTGGAACGTGGCCATGGCCGCCAACCCGATCGTCCTGATCGTCATTGGCGTGGCTGCCCTGATCGCTGCCATCATCCTGCTGGCCAAAAACTGGGACAAGGTCTGGCACGGCATTCTCAGCCTCGTCCAGATCGTGTGGACCTGGATCAAAAACAACTGGCCGCTCCTGCTCGGCATCCTGACCGGCCCGATCGGGATCGCCGTCGCGTTGATTGTCCGCTACAAGGACCAGATCTGGGCGGCCATCAAGTTCGTGTGGGACTGGATCGTCGGCCACTGGCCGCTACTGCTGGCCATCCTGACCGGCCCGTTCGGTCTGGCCGTCCTGGCCATCGTCAACAACTGGAACAGTGTCGTCAACTTTTTCTCCGGGCTGATCGGCACCATCGGCCGCATCTTCTCCGGGGTCGCGGCGGCTATCGCCGCCCCGTTCCGGTGGGCGTTCAACGCCATCGCCGGCGCCTGGAACGCCACCGTCGGCAGCATCAGTTTCAAGATTCCCGGCTGGGTGCCCGGTCTGGGCGGCAAAGGGTTCTCCATGCCGAAAATGCCGACCTTCCAGTACGGCGGCATCATGCCCTACACCGGTCTCGCTCTCCTCCACCAGGGCGAGACCGTGATCCCCGCCGACCAGACCGCAGCCCGGGCCGGCCCGGCCGTGCATATCGAGCACGCCACCTTCACCAGCGAGCTCGATGTCGACGTGTTCATGCGCCGGGCGGCCTGGATCGTGCGCACCCAGACGGTATGAGCTGATGGTTTGCGTCCGGTCCGCCTGGCTGGTTTTGGGCGCCAGCACCGTCCTGCTCGAGGATCCCACCCAGGGCTATTTCTGTACCGAGCTGGCCCTGCCGCTGGCCGAGGTCCGCAGCGTGGTCGACAACCGGCCCGACCAGACCGGTGTCACCGACCGCACCCAGTATTTGGCCGCCCGGACCGTGTCGGCCACCCTGTGGGCGGCCGCCGGCCTGGGTGCGGTCATTGATGCCGTGCCCGGCCTGTTCGCGCCGTTCATGAACCCGGCCGCCCGCCCCGTCCTCCATTACGTGCTGGACCGGCCCGGCACCCCCGAACGTACCCTTACGTTGCGGGCCACCGGGTTCGACTGGCCGATAGCCGGACCCGACGAACGCGACATCCTGCTGCAGTGGGTGACCGCCGACGACCCGATCTCCCGGGACCCGAACCCGAAAACGGTGACCGCCTGGTCGGGGTCGTCGACCACACCCGGCCGCACCTACAACCTGACCTTCCCGCGGGTCTACCCTGCCAGCGGCGGCGGCCCTACCACCGGGTCGATCACCAACGTCGGCGACGTCGGCATCGCCGCCCTCTACCGGATTTACGGGCCGATCACCGCCCCCATCGTGCAGGTGAACCTTCCCGGCGTCACCCGCTACATGCGGTTCAACGCCACGGCCACCATCCCGGCCGGCCAGTGGATCGACATCGACACCGCGGCCCGGACCATCTACTGGAACTCCGATCCGAACAGCTCGGCGGCCACCGTGTTCAACTGGGTGTCGTCCCAGTTCCCGGTCGTCCCGCCCGGACAGACGGCCACCATGACCCTGACCGGGTCGTCCACGTCGGGTGTCACCCAGGTGCAGGCCATCTGGAATGACGGCTATCTGACATGACCCTGGTCGAACCGCAGGCCGGGGCGTGGATCCCGATACCGGCCGGACGGGGCCGCTGGCGTCTCACCCTGCACACCCGCCAGTTTCAGGCCCCGTCGATCACCGTCCCGCCCGCCCAGTCCGGGATCGCCGAACTGGTCGACGCCCGCTCCCGCAAACTCGACCAGACGTTCAACAAGCCCGCCCAGCTCACCTTCACCATCAACGGCCGCTCCCAGTCCGCCGTCGAGTTGCGCGAACTCCAGCAGGATGTGGTCGCCTGGCGCTGGGATGAGACCGTCGGCCGAGACATCCCCTGCTTCTTCGGGCCGGTCACCCAGACCGAAGACCAGATCGACGCCTCGTCCCATGTCGTGAACGTCACCTGCCACGACTATCTGGCCTTGCTGTCCCGCCGGTATCTGACCTGGTCGACACCGGGCGTGTACACCCAGACCGACCAGGACCAGATCGTCGCCGGTCTCGTCACCTTCGGCGTGTCATCGGCCCGGACCACCAACGGCACGACCCTCACCCCCGGCTCCTACATGCCGATCTCGATGTCGTACTGCAACCCGGACGGCAGCTCCCGCGGCAACTCCGGCCAGCTGCGCGACCGGTCCTACCTGGGCGGCCAGGAGATTCTCGAAGCGATCGACAACCTGGCCAACTCGCTGCCGCCCGGCCCGCTGCCCGGCCAGGTCAACAGTTTCGACTACGACATGTACCCCGTTTCGCCCGGGTTCACATCGTACGGGGCCTGCTATCTACGCCTGTTCTACCCCAACCAGGGGGTCACCCGCACCGACCTGGCCCTGGTCTACGGCGCCCGCGGCATCGGCGGCCTGGCCGGCCTGACCCGCACCGTCAACAGTTCCGACTACTCGAACTATGTGCGGGTCCTCGGCAACAACGGCAGCAGCGATCAGACCGCCCCCCAGCTGTCGGCGGACACCTGGAACACCGACGCCACCAACGGGTCGACCGGCGCGGTCGGCACCTGGATGACCGCCGAGAACGCCTCCGACGTCAACCAGCAGCAAACGTTGAACGACCAGGCCGCCGGCACGCTCGCCTCCGACGGCATCCTCATCCCCTCCTACACCGTTATTCTCGGCCCGGGCGGCTACCGGTCCGGGTTCCCGAACATGGGCGACACCGTCCCGCTGATCGTCCAGTCCGGCCGCCTCAACGTGAACACCACCGTACGGGTGCTCGGCATCAGCTTCCAGATCGGCGACGACGGCCAGGAGGACGTCGCCCTCACCGTCGGCCGCCCGGCCGTCACGCTGGCCCACATCCTTCTCGACGCCCGCTCCGACATCAACGCCCTAGCCCGAAGGTGACACGATGACCCGTTACACCCCCCAATGGTTGCAAGCCGGGTCGTACGCGGCCTCCCAGGACCGGCGTCTCATCGGCGCCCTGTGGCCCGCCGCGGCCAGCTCCGGATGCGCCGTGTCGGCGTCTACGGGCATGGTCGTCAACGTCGCCGCCGGCCAGATCGCCGTCCCCACCGGCAACAACACCGGCAGCATGCTCTGTAGCTCGGATGCCGTCGAGGCGGTCACCGTGTCGGCCGCCCCCGTCGGGAACAACCGGATCGACCTGATCGTCTGCCAGGCCCGCGGCGCGGATGTCGACGGCGGCGCCAACAACGACTTCGTGTTCGCCGTTGTCACCGGCACCGCCGCCGCCAGCCCGGTCGCCCCGGCCGTACCCGCCAACGCCGTCGCCCTCGCCCAGATCTATGTCGGATCCGGGGTGGCGTCGATTATCGCCGCCAACATCACCGACATCCGGCCCGGCTACCTGTCGCTAGCCACCCTCGGCCTGCCCGCGAACATCCCGCGCGGCACCCTGGCCCAGGCCCAGCTGACCGCCAACAGCGGCACCACCACCGGCAGCCTTACCGTCCTGACCGCCCCGGCGTTCACCACCGACGGCACCCGCCGCATCCGGGCCAGTTTCTGCGGGTGGGTGAACTCCAGCACCGCCAACGACACCGTCGGCGTCTCCCTCATGGAAGGCGCCGCCACCCTGCAGCGCACCCAGGCCCGCGTCCCCGCCGCGGGCGGGTCCGGCCAGGTGTCAGCCGCAACGTTCTGGCAGGGCGTCCCGGCCGCCGGAGCCCACACCTACTCCCTCGCCGTAAGCCTCATCGCCGGTACCGGCCCGGTCCTGCTGGCCGCCAGTGCCGGCGTCAACCCGGCGTTTCTGCTCATCGAGGACATAGGCACATGACCGACATCACCCCCGATCCCGCCCCCGAACCCGACCCGCCGGAATGGCCGGACCCGCAACCCGACCCGGACCGCGAACCGTCCCACGACCCGGCCGGCGACGGCAGCCCCGACGATGCCGCTTAACCGGGTTCCGATCCCCTCCCCGAACTACAGTTCGCGGGCCGGAGCCACGGTGACCACCATCGTCCTCCACACCGCCGAAGGGGCCACCACCTACCAGTCGCTCGGCGCCTTCTTCGCCAACCCGGCCTCGGGGGTCAGTTCTCATGTCGGCATCGACGACACCCCTAATACGGTCGGCGAATACGTCCAGGCCGTGCCCGGCAAAGCGTGGACGGCCGCCAACGCCAACCCCTGGTCGGTGCAGGCCGAACTGTGCGCCTTCGCGGCCTGGACGCCCGACCAGTGGAACGCCCACCCCCAAATGCTGGCCAACACGGCCGCCTGGATCGCCGAAGAGGCCGCCCGATTCGGAATCCCCATCGTCGCCCTATCGCCCGCCGACGCCCAAAACCCGGCGGTCCGCGGTGTCTGCCAGCACGCCGACCTGGGCTCGATGGGCGGCGGCCACTGGGACTGCGGGCCCGGCTTCCCGATGGCGACCGTCCTGGACATGGCTACCGGCACCGCACCAGCCCCCGAACCCCCACCACCCGCCCTACCGGCCTGGCCGTTCATGTCCGGCGCCCAGGAGGACACCCCCATGGCTATCTGCACCCACCCGTCCGGCAAACGCATCGACCTCGTCTGGGTCGACCCCAACCACAACGTCTGGCACGCCTGGACCGACGACACCGGCGACATGCGCCAGATGAAGAAAGAGAACCTGGGCGGCACCGCCATCACCGCCTCGTGCTGCTGGCTGGACGCCAACCGGTTCCAGGTCACCGTCGCCAACAACAACCAGGAGCTGTTCTGGAAAACCTATGACGGCAAAGGCACCTGGTCCGCCTGGATCCAGGTGCCCGGCGTCACCCTCGCCGGCTAACCCGCATGCCGTGGCGGGTCAAACGGCTGCTCATCCTGATGGCCTGCGGGTTCGCCGTCCTCGGCCTTTCGCTGGCCGTCCTGGCCCGCCATGACAGTGTCGACGGCGACCTGCTGGCCATTATCGGGATCGTCGGCGGCATAGCCATCATCGTCACCAACCTCCCCGAAAACGGCGACCATGGGCCGCCCTGACCTGCACGGCCTGGTCGCCCTGGTCCTGGCCGTCTCGGTGGGCGCCACCATGATCATCATCAGCGTAGAAACCGTCCTCCACTCCGGGGCTATCAGCCAGGCCGAATCGAACGTCCTTAGCACGGTGGTCGGGGCGGTCATCGGCGCGGTCGCCACCTACCTGGGGGTGGCCCGCTCGAATGGGACGAAACCGTGACCGCTGGGCCGTCCTGGCCGTCTACCTGATCATCGCGTTGGGGGTGTGCGTCCTCGCCGCCGCCCTCGGCGTCCTTCTCGCCACCCTCTAGACACCGCCGGCCATCATGGCCTGGCGCATGTTCTCCTCGGACGTGTCGGGCAGGTAGCGGGTGGTGGTGGCCAGGTTCAAATGGCCGAGGAAGTCCTTGACGGTTTGTACGTTCCCGCAGCCGGCCAAAACATGCCCGGCCGCGGTGTGTCTGAGAGCGTGCGCGGACCGGCCGTCCCGGGCCGCGGTTTTGATGCCCGCCTGCCAGAACCAGCCCGACACCAGCCGCGAAATCCGCGCCGCCGAGATCCCGATCAGCGGACCGGCCGGCCGGCCGGCCGTGCGCCGGTCGATCAGGGCGGCCACGTCAGCCAGGACCGGGACCCGGCGGCGCTGGTCGTTCTTGCCCCAGACCCAGATCCGGGGTCCGGCCGGGTCATAATCGGCCGAGGTCAGACGGGCGACCTCGACACATCGCAAACCGTGACGCATCAAACCGATGATCAACCTGGCCCGCTCGTCCGGTAACACCAGGCTGAGCCGGGCCAGCTCGCTGTCGGATAGCTGCCGGGCGAATGGTCGGGGTTCGCGGATGCGGGCCAGGCGGACGGTCGGATCATGGTCGAGTAGCCCGGCATCGACAGCCCAGCCGCAGAACACCCGCAGGGTGGACTGGTAGCTGCGCCTCGACGCCGGGCGCTGCCAGCCCGTCTGGCGCTGCCAGTCCAACACCACCTGCCGGTCCAGATCTTTGACATCCAGGCCGGGACGGCACCGACACAACGTGGCTAGCCGCCAGCCGAGCTGGCCGGCCGTCCGGGCCCCGATCTCGCCCCGCTCCTGCCGGTCGGCCACATAGGCGGCGACGGCGTCGGACAGCAGCACATGACCTCCGATCAAGGTCTGGCTCCGTCCGCGCCGGATTGTGTCACATCACTGAGAGCGTTTGTCAAGGTTTCCCGGGCTCGGCGGGCGTCTTCGCCGCGGACGTCTTCGAGGTGGCGCAGGGCGATCCGGATCGACCCGGCCAGGTAGCCGATCTGTTCCCAGGCCGGACTGTCGGCGCGGGTCACGCTGCCAGCACCGGCGGCGAATACCATTTGGTAGACGGCTGCGCCAGCGCACCGCCCAAAGCCACCCATTCGAACTCGAACCCCAGCCGGTCGGCGATCCGGTGGCAGACGGTGATGTAATCGCGGGGCAGATTGCGGCCGGCCTCCCAGTTCCGCCAGGCCGCGTCATCGAGGCCGCAATGCTCGGCGGTGCGTTTGACGTTCCAACCGCCCGAAGCGGCCCGCATGATGGCCAGCCGGGTCCCGAACGTGTCTTCCGGGCGCCGAGGGTTCGTCTTCGCAGCCATGCGCCACACCGTACCACACTATCCACAGAATCCACAAGACGTTGTGGATAAGTAAGCGGTTGATAAAAGTTAGCAATAGTCTATAAAGTGGGGGACATGCCAGGAGAACTGTTGACCACCGGTGAGGCCGCGGCCGTCGTCGGCGTCAGCGACGAAACCATCCGCCGCTGGGCCGCCGAAAAGAAAGTCACCCACATCCGCCTTCCCTCCGGTCAGCTCCGCTTCCGGCTCGCCGACCTCCAGGAAGCCCTCGCGCCCATACCGCCCGCAGCATGACCACCGAGCTGGCCCGCCGCTCCGACCGCGACATCCTCGAATACCTCGGGCTGCCCCCCAATTCGGTCAACGCCCGGGCCACCGTCCTGGTCTGCAAACGCTACGGCCTCGACCCCCTGTTAGGCCATTTGGAGATCGTCAAAAACAAGATCTACATCACCCGCGACGGCATGCTCCACGTCGCCCACCAGTCCGGCCAATTCGACGGCCTCGTCGTCGACGAAGAACGCCGCAACTCCACCGACGACGGCTGGACGGCCCGAGTGTCAGCCTGGCGGAAAGACATGGGCCACCCGTTCACCTACGGCGCCCAATGCAAAGACAGCGAAGAAAAAGACGACCCCCAGGCCATGGCCCTAGCCCGGGCCGAACGCCGCGCCCTGCGCCGGGCGTTCGATATTCCCGCCTACGGCAACGACAGCGACGACGGGCCCGAACCAGAGATCCCCGAGGAGCACCGGATGCTCGACGCTCGCGGCGCCCAGGACCATTACACCTGCACGTGCGGCGAAGTATTTACCACCATCGCCGGGTTCCACGCCCACAAGACCCCCGGGCCGGCGTCCGAAGAACTGCCCGTTCCCGACGCCACGCTTCCGCCGGCGAAGGCGTCCGCCGGCCCGGGCCGTACCTACAAATCCCGTAAACAACGGCCGGTCGAGACCGGGCCACCGCTCGATTATTACGACCAGCTGCCCGAAGCCCGCGGCCTCAAATGACCGATAAACCCGTTTATCAGGAGTCGGAATGTCCCTTCTGCCGGATTGTGGCCGGGAAAGCGAAGGCGAAGATGGTCCGCAAATGGCCGGATGCCATCGCCATCGTCCCTCTGAACCCCGTCACGATCGGTCATGTCCTGGTGATCCCCCGCGTGCATGTCGAGCGCTTCAGCGCCGATCCGTGGATCACCGGCATCGCTGCTCGTCGAGCGTCCTTTTTGGCTGAGGAAACGGGCGGTGACTGGAACCTGATCATCAGCGAAGGCGCAGAGGCGACACAGACAGTGCCTCACATTCACGCCCACCTAGTGCCACGTCGAGCCAACGACGGGCTCCGACTCCCGTGGAGCAAGCATGTCTAGTCCTGATAAGGCACCATTATCGGTGCTGGCGGTGCGGCGGTCCAGCGACCTATCAGGGCGAGGACCCAGACCGCACATGGTGGTGCGAGGACTGCTACATCGACGCTGCCCGGGGACTGGGCGATGATGGCTAGTCCTGATAAGGCCCATCAGCAGCAGGATCAGTTGTTTGAGGACGACTCCGTGCCCTGCTGGTTGATCGACCCCCGGTTCCCGAAGTTTTGCGCGTCGCTTGCTAACGGTCACGGCCGGTGCCCCAAAGGCGAGTGCTATGCCCGCTAAAGGGATGTGCGGTGTCTAGTCCGGATAAGCCCACTTATCTGGAACGCGCCGTGTGGCGGTACCGGCGTTGGCGGGCCGCCCACCACCAGTGGGCCGCCTGGATCGAATACGAACGCCACCCCAGCCATTCGAACGAACAGCGCCTCGACCGGGCCGACGACCTGTGCCGCCAGCTTGAGGACAACCGACCCTGATGCCACGCCACCGGCCCCGTCCCCTGGTTGTCGACAGGGCGGTCGCGATCGTCGAGGAGATCATGACCCAACACTGGGATCACACCCGCACCTGTACTTGCTGGGTGTGCCATGCCGGCCGCCATGCCGGCTGCAAGCCCAGAGCCCACCATTTGAACACCTACCGCGGGCGGGTGTGGGTCGACCCGGCCTTACACGAACCGAAACATTGGATCGGCCCGGGATGGGGCACCGAATAACGAGGGCTGCCGGCCCTGCTAGGTGGGCCGGCAGCGCCAGGAGGTGTGACAGGGCCGGTCACTTGAGGGGAGTCCGGACACTTGCCGTATTCGAATCTACCCATCCGGGGGTGAACTGATGGCGGATGACAACGAACTGAGCCGAGAACGCCAGGCGCTGCTCGACGAGGTCGAGGACTGGAACGAACTTTTGGCCCGCAAAGGTGTGGCCACTTGTCTGCCCATGTCTGCCGCCCTGCGCTGCACCACCGTCGAGCTGCGCTTCCAGGTCGGCGCGCTCAAACGCCAGTGGTTGACCGTGAACCACAAGCTGGACGGCCTGGTTTGAATATCGCCGCCGTTATGGCCGCCCTCCAGGTTGACGGCAAAGAACCGGTCAAGCACGCCCTGCTGGTCATCTGCTGCCGGGCCGACCGGTACACCGGAATGGCGCGAGTGTCGATCGGCCGGGTCGCCAAGGACATGGGATGTAGCTATAACACGGCGAAAACCGCTTTGGAGAGCCTGGTGAAAACCGGCTACCTGACTGTGGATAAGTCAGCCGGGTTGGCCCATCTCTGGATGCTGACCTCATCAACAGGTGATGAGGTACCTCATCAATCTACGACAGGTACCTCGTCAAGAGATGATGAGGGGGTCATCAACTGGCATCGGGGTAAGGAGTCTTTAGAGAAAAGCAAGGAGAGCGACGCCGCGTCGCTCGCACGCGGTGCGAGCGGCGTCGCTGGGGAAAAACCTGCGCCGCGTGACAGCTGGGTGGCCGATCTGCCACCGCTACCCGACCGGATCCTGCGCCTGGTGGACGATCAATGACCTCGAACCGTGAAACCGCCAAGTTCTCGCTTGCCCGGATGCGGGGCCAGTTAGCCGCGCTGGCCGAGGATGCGCAGCATCGAAGCGAGGGCGATGACGCCCACCTCGATGAGCAAGACCACGGTCTGGGTGTCGTCCATGACCAGGGTTCTACCCGGGGAGACGATGAGGCGCTACCCCCCCAGGCCGACCCGGGGGTGACGGGCCGGGCTGACGGTCCCAGGCGGATGGTATAAGTGGCCCGGTTTTTTGTGGGCGATCTCCCGGAACGTGGCTGTCACAGGAGCCGCTAGCGCCATGCCGATCTCGATGTCGTACTGCAACCCGGACGGCAGCTCCCGCGGCAACTCC